AGCTATCGCAGAGGTTGTCAAACATTCTGCGACTGCACAAACTAAAAAAAACAATGGCTTATTATCCATCGGGTTGCGACTCAAACATCGCAGACCACGTATGCGGAACTTGCGGAGTCGAATTATCGCGCGTACGTTCTGTCGCATTCGTAAACAAACAATACTACCCAACACTTATAACTGACCTTGAAGATAGTTCATTATGGGCTGCTGGTATTGCATCTGGAAATATTTATATTTACCCGGAAGTGCAAGGCGAATTTGATGGTGGCACACCTAACATGGGTCAGGGATATGGTGATACTGAAGAGCAGCTAAATAGCTACACTTACATGTTATCATACAAGGATCCTAACTATGTAGGCAACCGCGACCATTTTAACACAATAAAAGGTTCACGTAATTTTCACGTAGCTTTCAGAAGTGAAACTGTGATTTCAATTAGTGATGAGCCTTGTACTATTGTACCAAAAAATCCAATTGCTAATGACTTAAAGTTAGAGCGTACATGGGATATTGAGGTAAAATGGACATCGGAAAACTTCCCTGCTGAAGCAATTACACCAGACAACGTATTTACCTGTTACGTACCATAAATTGATTTAGAAACCCCGTAAGGTTTCATCAATTTTAAACTAAAAAAAAATGGCTTACTACCCAAGTAATTGCAATGAAATACCAACACATCAATCTTGTACTTGCGAAGCAGAAATGGGTCGCGTTAGAGGTGTTGCGTTAATACATAAATCATTTTATAATCAAGTAGCAATTGATCCTGAAAATAGCATAGTTTGGCAAGCAGGTGTTAATTTGGGAATGATTGTATTATTACCGGAAACAAATGGCGAATATACTGCCGAACCAATCAATGGCCGAGGTTATGGATATAGTGAAGAAACATTTGTAGCATTTAAACATATTGTAACTTATCAAGATCCCGATTTTTATGGCAATGTAGAGCATTACAATGCGATAAATGGAAGCAGAAATTATTATCTTGCATTTATAACTGAAACTATATTGCACTTGGCACAACGGCCTTGTAATTTAATAGTTAATTTACCTATAAAAAATAGTGTGAAAGATGATGTGTTGTACACTATTACTGCACGTTGGACACACGATTTATTACCTCAACAATATTTGAAGCCTGATAATGTATTTGTATGCAACATTAGCACTAATGTTTATGGAGCTTCATTTGACAATAGTTTTGATGATTCATTTGACAATCCTTAATAATGTCGCAAAAAAATAGAGCGCAAATGCTCATAGATATTACAACTAATATCTTTAATAACGTAATCAATTTTATTACCGGGCAAAACGCGCAAGATAGGTTTGTAAACTTACTTGATAGCAGCCCAAATATATTAAGTGATAAAGACCAAACTGATGGGTATGTGGGAACAGATTCAAACAATGAAATGTTATCCATTTATTATAACGAAAATGATAGTCGCGCTAACATTATAACAAAGAGTGTGGCTGGATTATTAGTGCCAAATAAATTTTATCAAATTAACGATGCGGTTGGCAGTACAATAACATTACAAGTATGTGCCGAAAATGCATTTATATTGCATGACTTTGCTATTGATGTTCAAACGGGCGAAATAGGCACATATGATATAACAACTGATGTGTTTATACCAATAGTAGTTAGTGGCACACCCGACCTACAACAAGTAACAACTGCTGGTGCTACAACGACAGTAGGTGTAACTGTTGACAATGGAGCAGGAGAAAGCATAGATATTAAGCACGATTTAATAAACATTAATAATGCTTTAGGTACTGCAACAATAACATCGCCAACACTTACAACTGCAACCGAATTTAGAATTCCCGACAAGGTAACAAGCCCGCAAACCTTTGCGATGTTGAGTGATATTACTGGTGGTAGTGGTGATGTTGTCGGCCCTGCTTCGGCAGTAAGCAACAACATAACTTTATTTGATGGCACAACGGGTAAACTTATAAAGGATGGTGGAGTAGCATTGTCGGCACTTGTACCATACACTGGCGCAACTGCCGATGTTGACTTAGGCAATAATGGACTTGATGCTAAATTTGTAAAGATTAAAGGCACTGCAGGCAACGGGCATCTAAACCTTAAACATCAATCATCAGCAGCAACTGCAGGCGGCAGCGAAAGTGTACTTTATGCCGACAATAGTGGAAACCCTGCGTGGAAAAACGATGGCAATGCGCTTCAATCTTTACTTACCAATAGCAATATTACACAAGTTATAACCAACGGTGTGACTGACAAAGCACCAAGTGAGGATGCGGTGTTTGATGCGTTGGCATTGAAAACTAACACGCAAACATTGACATTGTTTGGTACTGTAATTACTGGTACAATTAGTGATTCTGTAAGTTATCATATGGGAAATATAGCAACAACTCCTGGATCTGTTGATGCAAGAAGAGCGTGGAAATTTACATCCGCAGGCACAGTTACCGCAGCATCATTTACATTAGAGCAAACAACTAATGGAAGCGGAGAAACAGTAAATATTTATTTAAGAAACGTAACTACTGCAACAGATACATCAATAGGCACATTTACATCAAACTTTGGTACAAGTACAACGCTTAAACAACTATTTAGCGGACTGTCAATAGCGGTAAACACAACTGATGACTACACAATTAAAATTACAACACCAGCGTTTGCAACCAATCCCGCAAATTGGATTCCTTCATTAACTTTACAAATGACAATATAATGACTATAACATTTAAACAACAAGGCGATGGTCGTAAATCGTGGATTATTGATGGCAACGAAATAATTACTGAAAGCCCAACAAACAAGTATCATAACGATATGATGCAAGAAATATTAACAGATAATAACTATTTGTCAATCGGTGAGGTATCAATGTGGGTAAACGATGCCGAATATGGAGCAGAAGCGCAAAGTATTATTGATTGGTGGATTACTACTTGCAAGTTAGTGGCTAATTATGTAGCTTTGAATCCAAATGAAGAAACTGCTGCACAATTTTTAGAAACCTTACCAACTTATCCTTTATGATACATTCGCAACATCCCGACAATAGCATATTAGTCATCATTACATCGGTAATCATTCAAGCAGGTGTGTGGACATCGGACTGGTTTGGCAATATGAATTTAGTCGGCATCTATGACACGATTTACGATGGCGCAAAGTTAGGTGCATTATTAGTTTCAATGTGGGCTTCTTACAGGGTAGCAAAGAAAAACAAAAATGACTAATCAAGAAATTGTAGCATTAAAGCCATTGATATTAGTTTTATTTGTTTTGTTGTTTTACCTTATTTCAATGCTTTACCAGTATAGAGCAATCGCAAAGAATGTAGGTCGCTTTTTTAAGGGCGGTGTAATAGCCTTGTTAGTTACGCTGGGCATCATTGATGATAAATAACAAAGCACCTGCATTTCTGCAAGTGCTTCAACCTAAAAATAACTAACATTGAACAGGGCAAATATACTAAAAATTTGCGTATTTCAAAATATGTGCAATAACATCTATTGTCCAACCATTTCCTAACATCTTATATCTTTGTGAATCACTAACGTGGTTGGTGTAATTATCTGCAACTGTTTGTAAGCGTTCGCATTCAATTGGTGTTAGTCTGCGGATGCGTGAACCATCAAACAATGCTCTATCATTATGTTTAGGGTCTTTAAGTGTTGGATATCTATTGTGTATTGATTGATTATAAACATCAAGAGCTTTTACTTCGCCATAAACTAAATTATTTACATCAATAGTTTGTTTTAGTCTTTTATCTTTGCTTGTAAGAACTACCTCTACCGCGTGACTTCTTCCATCAGTATTTAATGCAGGACTAATTCCATCAATATCATAAATTCTGTCTTGTTGGTATGGTTGTGTTCCTCCATTAGATTTATTGTTGGTGTTGATTTGTTTAACTTGTCTAACCTCAATCGCATTAGTAACTAATACTTTTGGTTGAACTTGACCCGAATTTTTGCTACCACTTGAAATTGTTCCACTTTTACCATTTTCAAAATATGCTCTTTCTCCTTGTGAATTATTGCCTTTGCCTGAACTATCCCATTGTATGTAATTATTTTTTATTTCCACCGCATTAGTATTACCGGTATCCAAGCAATAGGTTTTTCCATCAATTCTACTTAAATGACCTGTTCCACCTTTGCCAGTTGTTGATGAACGTGGCATTGTGTTGTGTACAATGTATTGTTGGTCTCTTCCACCCATCTTAAAATAATTTGCGTGTATAGTGCAACTTTGTTTAGGGTTTTCTTTTTCATCAATAATTTTATTTCCGTGCCTAGTTATTGTCGCAATCGTTTTCTCACTCAAAAAATATTTTTCATCAACCTCCGTTTCTAAAACATCCTTTAGCAATATCCCTCTATCTTTCGGTTGATCTATAATAGATTCCAAATCTCCAAACAAACCGCTTGGCTGCATTCCTATATTAGTCCAATAAATTCTCTTACGATTCTGCGCTGAAACTAATGCAGAATTAATGTGTATGCCATTTACACCGATGGCTTTAGATAATACCTTTTCCCACTTTTCGCCCATTTCTACATTCTCCAACAAAAAGTATGTAGGTTTGCATTCGTTAAGTAGTCGCATGTATTCCCAAAATAGGTAAGATTGTCCCTCAAATTCGTAACCCTCCGCTTTCAATTCCAGGTAATGTTCAAGGGTTAGAATTTCGGTTTCGCACTTTGTTGACATTCCTTTGCGTTTACCTGCAAAACTAAAACTTTGACAAGGCGATCCTCCCATAAGTAAATCAATCTTTGGTAAACTATACCCATCAACATTAACAACGCTGCCTAATTGTTTCGTATTTGGGTAATTTGCCATCGTTACCTGAATAGCATACTTATCAATTTCACTTGCAAAGTAGTTGTCTACTTTCACTCCTAATCGGTCAAGAGCTTGTTGCCCACAACTCATTCCATCGAATAAACTTAATACATTCATATTTCTTTAAATTAAAAAACCCCAACTAATGCGAGTAGGAGTTCGCACCAGTCAAGGCTTTTGTTAAAATTTTTTTATATTGCTCCTACACAACGTGGCAAATATACTAATTTATTTCAATCCCACAACAAGCCAAACTAAAAACATTGCACCAGCAACACACCACGCTGCTACTTTACCTTTGCGTTGCTGCTTGGTTTCTTGCTTGCTGATTACCAACAACGTGCTATCGGTAACATTCTCCGCCTTGTAAGTGGTTATCAAACTATCCTTAATGCTACTTCCATCAGCACATAATTGAAACGCATTAAACAAGGCTGCATAACTACTATCTTTAACATTGATTATCTCATCACATAGAACAAATACAGTATCGCACTCTTTTGGCAGCGTATTACGCAACTTCTTCATCAAAGCTATGTTAGTGTTGCTCAAAGATATTTCACGCTTTCTAATCGAATCTTTTGCATTGTTCGCAACTTGCAGTCTTCGGGTAGCTGCTTCCAGTTGGTTGAGCAATATTGCTTGTTCTATACCGAATTGTTTTTTCATCATTTCGGCTTCTGCTTTGTAATCAAATGGGATTACTTTCGGTTTCTCTTTGGCGCAATGATTTAAACCGATAATTAGCAGTAAGCATAAGACTGCAAAGGTTATAAGTTGGTGGTGTGGTTTCATATTGTTTGTTTTAGCACCCATCACCATCAATAACCGCAGTTCTGGTTGGTGTTTCGGTTGTGAATTTGGTTAAGAATTTAGTATTAATCAATAAAAATGTTGCTGCCAAACCGCCCCAAAACGCTTGCTTTAAAGTGATTAGACCTTGCGTTTCTGCGAGTGCTAAACTTGTTTGAATAAATGGCAGCAAAACATAGATTAAGTAGTCTGCAATCTTCTTTAGTTGCTTGTTGTCGGGGCTGCGGTATTTCTGTTTTAGATTCATAGTGTTTGATGTTGTTGGATATGCGATATTAGTAGCGTATATAAGGTAGTTATACGCAAGCACTACATCCGTTTTCCAATTGAACTTTTGTGGAAGTAAAAAAGAAAATAAATGCCCCACGCTTCTGTTGGTTTTTTCAAAACCATTAAAAGATTTTAAGTTGTGCCGTTTCATCTTTAATTCGTTGTAATGCTTTTTTATAATATTCCTCATTCAGTTCACTTCCTATAAAGTTTCTATTTTCAATTTCGCAAGCAATGGCAGTTACTCCGCTTCCACTATACCCATCAAAAACTATTTCGTGTTGGTTGCTAAATGTCTTTACAAGCCATTGCATAATTTCTGTAGGTTTTTGAGTTGGATGCCATCGGTTCACGCTATTACATTCATCTTGCTTTGCCATTATTGAAAGTAAATTTGTCGGATAGTTTTTTGTTGGGTCGTAATCCGTGGAATATTGTCCATTGTGTTGTCCGTATGTAGTATTATTTACACTTGGCTTTCTATTTCCAACAGGTCTTATATTGTGTTTAGGTTTATCAGTCAAAATCGGGTTGTAAGTGTATTGCCCATTTTTCACGCCTGAAAAAATTACTACATCTTCAGTTTGTTTTAATGGCATTTTTTTAGCGTTCAAAAAGTTTGAGCCAGTCATTTTATCCCAAGTAATTCTAATCTTAAACCAATCTAAATTTGACATAATTAAACGGCTTGTAAACGGTTCATCCGCAAAAACACATATTACTCCATTCGGCTTCAATATCCTTTGCCATTCAGCCCATAAAGCCGTTAAATCAATATCGTATTCCCACTCACATTGAGTAGTATTATATGGTGGGTCAGTCAATATTAAATCAACAGTTCCAGATGCTATCCTTTTCATAGTTAGCATACAGTCCTCATTAAACAATTCTATTTTTCCCTCGCTTCGCATTTATTTTCTTTTTTATCGTGTTCCAATTAAACATTCTACTAAATCAACCGTGCCAGCGTATAACAGCGGTTTTGTGCTATTTGCCCCATCAACATTTGTGGTAAACTTGAAACTTTGTGCAAGGGGCAAACAGACACAAAGCCGCAAAACTTTAATTAATTATTTCCCACTCAAATTTACCCTTTAAATTCCATTCTACCAAAGGCATAATCAAATCGTGTTTATCTTTCCTGCGAAAATAAACGTGGTCTATCTTTCGACCTCCGATGACAATGAAATCTATTTTGACAAATGTAATTACCTCTTTACCATTAGTGTAGCGTGTTCCTCTTGTCATATGATGGTCATTTTCCAGTTAGTAAGTTCCACGTGGGGTAAATCCTTGAACGATTTAAAGTTACCACCCCAAGTTAATTTATTTGATGCCACTTGCAGCAACTCCCAAAACTCTTTGAAATGCTTTGCAGAATAATCAAGTTCACGTTTACCAACTTTCACAAAGGCAATGTCAAATGCCCTTGATGGGTAATAGTTGTGCGGTGACTGCCCTGCTCTGGCATTAGTAATCTTTGGTCGTTTATGAAAGTAAACTTCTTGCATTGCATTGTTTCTATAAGTGCATACAATAATAACGTGAACATCGTTGTGGATAGCGTTGAATTGCGCTTCTGCTTTCTTGTAAGCATTAGCTAATGTTGGGTGTAGGTCTTCTAATAAACGACTTTCAAAGGGCTTGGTTTCATCTTTGGGTTTCATATTGTTTTATAAATTTTATTGTAGTATTGTTCTGCTTTTATTTTCATTTGATGTACATCAATATCTATTAATTTTTTACCAATACTTTGACCATTATAGTTTGAATCTATTATCTGATCCTTTTCCATTTCTTTGGCTTGGTTAAATAATGAACTTATCTCTGAAAGTCTACAATCTTTTTTTATTTCCGTAAGATGTTCCATTAACCACTCAACTGCTGTTTGTTTCATATTATTTTGATTATTACAATAGCATTCGTGTATGTCATTAGAGCCATAACACGCACAACTATTTGGTTTCATAAATTAGTTTATTTTTAAATTAATTATCTCAATATCAATCGGCACTTCTATACCCTCTACACCATCTTTTTCAGCATATGGATATAAGAGATACCCAATCGGAAATGAACACTTTGGCGCCACTCTAAACGCATAACCATTGTTAGCCTTACATTCGATATAATGACCCCAGTGCAATCTAACTTTAACAAGTTCATCAATTGAATATCTACCTAATCTTTGAATTATTCGTTGCCCTTTGATATACGCATAGAAATACAACACACAATAATCTTCTTCTTTTCTAATGCCAAGCCTAATGCTATTCCAATGATGCCAACCTCGTGAAAATCCTATCACTTTTTGCACTCCTTCGCTTTTCGCGAAATCAGAAATAATAAATTCGCAGGTTAGTTTTGTTGGTTTCCAGAGCAGTTTCATTTTTTTAGCCATTGTTGCATAAATCCTGCACCACACACCGCACTAGTTAACGAGGCGCAAAATGATATGCTAAAGGTAAGTAACTCGGAATTTCCAAAGAAAACCCCAGTCATTGCGAATTTAACCGCCCAAAATGACATAAAAAGGGCTGATACTGCCCATAAGATAAGTGATGCTTTTGTTTTCATAGTTTAAAAGTTTTCAGGATCTAATTCTTCGTTTAAAAGTTGTTCTAATTTTGGGCTTAAATAAACTGGTGTATTACCATTCGTAATATCAGTTAATACCCAACCGCCTGTGATGTTGTTTTCTCTGTCGGTTTCCTCATATTCCCAATGCAATGTCAATGTTGTTTCCATAATGTTATTAGTTTAAATTTTGGCAAATATAAAAATAAAATAATTAGATACAAATTTTGTTTTATTAAAAATTTATAGTAGGTTTGCCGAAACTTTTAAAACTAACACAATGAAAGCAAGAAAATTTGAAAACGTAGAAATTAATCAAACAGTAACATTTGAAGAAAACGGAATAATTGAAACTGGTGTAGTATGTAATGTTGAACACAATAAATTTATTGTGAGAGCATTAAGATGTTGGGATAGATATGGAGTAATGGTTTATTATGACAAAAATTTTAGTTTTTTCAAAACTGGAACTAAAACACATTCACATTATAACTATGGGAATGCTATTGCAATAACTGGTAATATCTAATCTAACAACTAACAAATGAAAGCACTAATTCAAAAATTACTCTTTGGTTATAGACCAAACCCGAATGCCATTGAACCAAAACGTGGCTCAATATTAAAATACAAAGGTCATAATGCAGAGGCTATTCATTCTGCGCTTGTCTTACTTAAATTCAATTTGGAAAATGCAAAAAACTAAAACTAAACGCAAATTAGGCAGGGCAATATGTGATAGCTACATTCACGTTCCGAAGCCTGCAACAATAACGCAACAACATTGGGATGTCTGGCTAAAATACAATAGTGGTCTTACATCGGTTGAATGCGCTATGGTGTTCGGAATCAAAGTACACGAAATCACAACTATAATTTCGGGCATAGTAGAACGATTAAAAAACAAATCGAAAATTGCTGAAGATTGGAGCGAAGATTTCGCAACTGTCCAGGCTGCAATAGAATTTAAACAAAGAATAGCGAATAACATTTATATGGCCATAGCGAAAGCAAAAAAAGAAAATACAAATCAAATATTAATAATGTCAGAACTATGAAACAAACAAAACCAACACCTCAACAACTACAAGAAGCTTACGATGCCATTAAAGTCATCAATCTCGAAAGAGTGCAAACCTATGGCCGGAACGCTGGTAAAGGCGCATTCGTAACCATTGGAGAAAAGTGCCATATGACCCAAGAACAGGTGAAGAATATCCTGCGAAATCGTGTCGCTAACTGGAAACCTCAACATTTTAAGGTCTATAACCTTGCGAAACGATTTGTTAAAATATGTTAAAAGGTTAAAATAAATTTGTAGGTTTAAAAAGTAGTTGTAGATTTGCACTCAACAAATAACAATTACTAATTTTAAAAACTAACAACATGAACACATTTAGAAAAGTAACATTAGAAATTAGCAGAGGAAACGGATACGGACAATACATCGTATCGGCTACTTACAGAGGTAAACAAATTCAAGCGCACACAACCGATTCTGAAGCTTACGATTGGTTGAATGATGATAGCAACAAAGCAATGCACCAACAAGCCAAAAAACATTGCTACAATAAAATAGTAGCATCATACCAAAATCAATATTAATCTTAAAAAACAAACTAACATGAACCCAATTAACGTGATTACAAAAGTATCAACACTTACAACGTGGCAAATCGAAAATTCTAAAGAGCGTATTGAATACGAATCAGATAACGAAACATTCTACGTATGGAATAAAGACAACGAAATAACCGCTTCTATTGACCGTAAAGATGCGTTCTGGACAATGCAACTATGTGACTTGGCAGTAAGCAACGATAAGCACGAAATCACCTTGCAATTCAACGATTACATTCCGCACACCTCATTTCTTTCAATGGTATTAACAGATTTTTTACACAAAAACAAATAAATAAACAATTATGACAATCAAAGGAACAATCAAGCGCATAGGCGCAACGACAACAGTTAGTGATGGTAAATTCTCAAAGAGAGAACTAATCCTAACAACCGCAGACCAGTACCCACAAATAGTATCAATTGAATTGCAGCAGAAAGCCTGCTCACTTGCGGATTCGCTTTCAGTTGGTCAGGACATTGAAGCTCACATTAACATTCGTGGGCGAGAGTGGACATCTCCACAAGGTGAGGTTAAGGTGTTTAACACAATTGCCTGCTGGAAAATAGACTCAAACCCATTTACCGAAGCAGCACCTGATCAAGAAGTCCCATTTTAATAACATTCAAAAACAACTAACATGAACACAAAAACACATTTCAAAAAATTACGAAACCCCAACTACATCGGTGGTTGGGATTTAACAGATGCAGACAAAACAGTTACCATAACCAAGGTTGACAAAGAAAAGGTACACGATGGCAAAGGTGGCGAATCCGAATGCTGCATCGTTCACTTTGCTGAATGCAAACCGATGGTCGCTAATGCTACCAACTTAAAGCGCATTTCAAAACTATTGTGCAGTCCATTCATTGAGGATTGGACAAACAAACAAATAGTATTAACAACCGAAAAGGTCAGAGCATTCGGTGAGATTCATGATGCGGTTAGGGTGTCAACCAAGCCAGTAGTTAAACCGACATTGACCGGTGAAGCAATTGAAAAAGCCAAAGCAGCCATCGCTGCGGGATCAGTTACAATAGATGCGATTAAGAAAAAATACAATGTTACTAACGAGGTAGAAAAACTATTGACAAATGGATAAAATTTTTAAAATACATTGCTCTCAAATCGGGAAGATTATGAGCAACGCGAAAGTTAAAGGTGAGCTTTCAGCAACCTGCAAAACATTCTTAATGGAATGGTATGCGAATGACCGCGAGCAGATTCATTCAAAGTACATTATGAAAGGTAACCTGGTTGAGGTTGACCTGATTGATTTTATGGCCGAGCAAATCGGTTTGGGTATGGCCGAAAAGAATGAGGTAACTGTGCATAATGAATGGATGGTTGGCACTTGCGATGTAATCACTAATCATTTAATCGTTGATGTTAAGGCTGCTTGGTCAAGAAAAACATTGCAGCAGCAAGCTATTGAGGGAATTAATAGCGACTACGAATGGCAAGGCAGAGGTTACATGGCACTTTATGAGCGACCAACTTTTATAGTTTTTCATGGCCTAATGAACACACCAGAGGAAGCTAATTACGAAGGAGAGGTTGTGTATGATGACTTACCTGATAACGAAAGATGGGTGGCCTATCAAGTGCAGCGCGATGTTACTATTGAGCAGCAAATAATTCAACGTGTTATTCAATGCAGAGAATGGCTTGAGGAATATGATAAAAAAATGATTGCTATTTTGGGTAAGATTCATTAATTTTGTAAACGAAATAACCGCCAACTTGAAGAAATTTAACAACATAACCCCTACTTTAGTGTGGCCTCTTGGCGGTGGCGCACTTTAGTAGGGGTTTCTTTAATTCATATAAAATGATATCAGTATTTAATAGCGCAAAAAGTAACACATCAGAAGCCAGCATTGAGGTTGATGAATATTTTGATGGCATAAAAAATGGCAGATGGCAAGATGAGGTGCTTAACTTTCGTGCCGGGCGCACACAAAAAGAGTTAACAACTTGCGTTACTGCAAGTGGCTCATTTAAGCAACGTGCAGCTAATAAATTACTTGAACATAGTGGTTTCATTTGCCTTGACATTGATGCGAAAGACCAAATAGCTGAAGTTGATATTGAAAGAATAAAACGTAACGAATATGTTTACTCCGTGCATCGTTCATTGAGTGGTAATGGCTATGCAGTCTTTATAAAAATTGATGGGACAAGGCATTTAGATGCGTTTCTTTCACTTGAGCAATACTTTATGGTTCAGTTTTCAATTGTGCTGGACAAGTCTTGTAAAGACACAAGCAGATTAAGATTCGTGTCTTATGACCCAGACATTTACATCAACAAAAAAGCAAAAACATTTAAGACTTACCTCAAGAAAAAAGACAAACCCAAGGCAAAGCCTGTTGTTGTTAAAACTGATTTTGATGAGATGGTAGTCAAGGCTGCACCTATGAATCTTTTCGATAATTATGAGGATTACATACGTTTGGCTTTTGCGTTAACCCAAGAGTTTAGTGAAAGTGGTCGCAACTACTTCCATTCACTTTGCCAATCATCGCCAAAATATTCGCATAGACAAGCAGAAAAAGATTATAATGTAGCTTTGCAAAGAAGTGGAACTGGAGTTAGCATTGCATCTATCTACTACATTTTTCGCCAAGCAGGTATCAGCACCACATCAGAGCGCACTGAAAAAATAAAGAGTATTGTTAAACTTTCAGATAATCCAAAAGAGGAGCTTGCAAAGTTAAACATTACCGATGCAGATGAATTTCTTAAACCTCAACTAAAAAAAGAAAATACAGAGATTGATGAAATCATTGAATTGATAAAATTAAACAATGTAAAATTTAACGAAATTACACGAAATTTTGAATTCAATGGCGAAGAAATGACCGATCGAATTCTTGCAAATTTCTACACCAAAGTTTGGCAGAAAATTGATGATGGAATTTCAAAGGATAAAGTGTTTACATTGATTCAAAACAAAGACAATAGCACATCGTATAACCCGATTAAAGATTGGTTTGAACGTAATTCACATTTGACAACTAATAATGAATTTGACAAACTAAAAAAGTGTTTTGAGATAGAGCAATTGATTTATGAGAATGATGGTGTATACACTTTTGATGACTATTTAGATACCTACTTAAAAAAATGGTTATTAGGTCTTATTGGCTCTGCTTATGGCACATATTCCCTAATGATTTTAGTAATTACCGGTGAACAAGGAATCAAAAAAACTGAATTTTATAGAAACCTATTGCCAAAACAATTGCGTAAATTTTATGCGGAATCAAACCTGGATGAAGGCAAAGATTCAGAAATTTTAATGACTAAAAAGTGGTTAATTGTGGATGATGAATTTGGAGGTAAGTCAAAAAAGGATGCCACAAAATTAAAGCGTTTAAGCAGCCAGCAAACGTTTTCGATTCGTATGCCATACGGCCGAGTTTCTGAAGACCTGATGAGATTGGCAGTATTAGGTGGAACTTCAAATGATGCCGAGGTAATTAATGACCCAACCGGAAACCGAAGAATAATACCAATAAATCTGATTAGCTTTGATTTTGATGCTTACATAAAGATTGATAAGGATAAACTATTTATTGAGCTTTACAATGAATGGAAAGCGGATAAAGAGGCTTGGTTTCTCACCAAAAGAGAAATCGAATACCTGAACAAAGCCAACGAAAAAAACATCGAAGTAATGAGCGAGGTGGAATTGATAAACAAAAACATTGTCTATGACCCAACAAGCAAAATGACAAACACCGATGTAATCCTTGAACTGCAAAAAATACACCCAACATTTAAAACTAACACCAAAAGAATGGGGCAAGCTTTAAAAAAATGTGGCTATTTTCAGCAAGTTATGAAGGTGGGAACTAAAGTAATTCGCGCTTACGAGATAAAAATCAAAGGATCTGTAACCTCTTATAGTATTGAAAATCAAAATGATACGTTCTAAAGGTTACAGATTACACATAAAAAGCGAATTTCTATTATGCTGTATAAAATAATGTGTGCGTGTGTGTGCGTGTGTGTATAATGTATAGTAAGTTAAATAAATGATATAAATCTGTAAATCTGTAACTACCTTGCAAGAGTAAGTTACAGATTGAAAAAAAAGTGTAAACATCTGTAAAAAGTGTAACTATGTTAAGAGAATACCAAAAACAAGCAATAACATTAATTGAGGGCAATCAAAATAAAAATATTGCTCTACAAATGCCAACCGGAAGTGGCAAAACTTTTACTTTTTGCGAAGTCGCTAAAAGGCATTACGCAGAAAACATTACAAGTGTGTTAATTTTAGTGCATAGACAAGAACTATTACAACAATCCAAGAATAGTCTTGGAGAACGTTGTTTCTTGATCGAAGCAGGTGTTAAATCAATACCAGGTGATTATGCCTACTATGTTGGTATGGTGGAAACAGTTGCAAGAAGAATAAATAAGTTGCCTAAATTTGGATTGGTAATTATTGATGAATGCCACATCGGTAATTTTAAGAAGATGCCATTTTTTGAGCAAGAACATTGCAAAGTATTGGGTGTTACTGCAACACCAATAAATGAATACCCATTGGCAAACTATTATGCTGAACTATTGCAACCAGTTACCATTACCGATTTAATTGATAACAACTATTTACTAAACTGTGATGCGTATGGTTTTGCATCTGATTTAGTAGCAGCTCAAAAGTTTAAAATAAAAGGCGGTGAATTTGATGAAAAAGAAATGGAGGAATTTTACTCCAGCGAAAAGATGGTTAACAATGTGATTGAAAGCTATTGGAAATTATCAGCAGGTAAAAAAACATTAATATTCAATGTAAATCTAAAACATAACGATGCGGTTTATTCTGCATTATTACTTGAGGGATTAAATGTGTATAGTATAACAGGTGAAACTGAAAAAAAAGAACGTGCTGAAATCTTGCAAAAGTTTAAGCAAGAACCTGATGCAATAATTTGTAATGTGGGTGTGTTGACTGCTGGATTTGATGAACCAACAATTGAAACCATAATATTAAATCGGGCAACTAAATCTTTATCACTATACCTCCAAATGATTGGTAGAGGATCAAGATTAAGCGAAAACAAAAACAACTTTACTGTGATTGATTTGGGAAAAAATACTGCAAGACATGGCCAATACACAGACTTTTTTGATTGGCAAACATATTTCAAAAATGGCACTAAAAAAGAAAATAAAAGTGTTGGAATGTCACCGGTTAAGGAGTGTCCAAATTGTGGACATCTTCAGCATACAAGAAAAATAAAGTGCGAAAGTTGTGGCCACGATTTTGAAGAGGAGAGAAAAGCACAAGAAGCAGAAGAGCAAATAAAACAACTTGTAAAACTAACCAGAGAAAAACCTATCAACATTCCGACACAACACCTGTTTCAATTAGCAGAGGAACGCAAATGGAAACCATACGCAGTATTGCACAAGATTTGCGACCATATTATTCAGTATGAGTTAAAACATTCGCCAATAATAACTCATTACCATTCCGTAAAAATGGCAGGTGAGCAGCTATCTGTTTGGTGCAAAAAATATGAAAAGCAAAATAATAGGTGGCATCAAGATTTTATTGTAAATTTGTTGAATGCAAAACGAAAAGAAGCAACAATCGGAGGATAAAATACAGAGTGATTGTTATGTATGGTTTCATAACACCTACCCAGAACACCGTGGTTTGTTGTGCTATAACCTCAACAATTCAAAAAACAAAATTGATGGCGCGAGAAACAAGGCCAAGGGTTTGCAACCAGGTAGAAGTGATTTTACATTTTACTATAAAGGTGAGGCAATATTCATTGAAATGAAAACAGATACCGGTAAGCAACACACCGAACAAAAAGATTGGGAGAGATTGGTCATCGAACACGGCTTTAAATATTACGTTTGCAGAAGCCTTTTGGAATTTATGGATATAATACATACCTTTGTACCAAAGTGCGTTTAAAATCAATATAAATGGCAATAAAGAAAACTACAACTGGTAAAGGCAAACACTTCTTGTCAGTAGCACAAGGTGCAGGGATGACAGAAGCAGGCCGTAAAGCTTATAATAAAGCAACAGGTTCAAATCTTAAAGCACCTGCACCTAACCCAAAGACCGATAGTGATAAGGCACGCAAGAAATCATTTTGCGCACGTTCGGAGGGATGGACAGGTGAGCGTGGTAAAGCAGCACGTGATCGTTGGAATTGTTAACTTTAAAATCAATATATTATGCCACTAAAAAAAGGTTATTCGCAGCCAAGCATCGAAAAAAATATTAAAACCGAAATGAAAGCAGGTAAACCCTACAAACAAGCGGTTGCTATTTCGATGTCGGTAGCTAAAACTGCAAAAAAAGCAGCGAAAAAACGTTAAACAACGAAAAAACAACGATATGGCTGGAGGTAGAGGAAAAATACAACCGAGGTGGAAAAAAGGCGAGTCTGGCAATCCCAAAGGTAGACCCAAATTGCCTGATTTAAAAGAGGCTATGGCCAATATATTAGGTGAGGAAAAAAATGGCAGAAATGCTCTTGAAGTAATACTTGCAGCGTTACAAGCTAAGGCAGCTAAAGGAGATGCGAAGGCTGCTGAACTATTGCTAAAGTACACCTATTCACAACCTGTGCAAAAAGTTGAGCAGAGTGGTTCAAGTGATGTTACTATTCGCGTTGTTCGTTCGTGAGTGAGATTATAATTAATTTAAAAAAAAGACATCCAAATCAAGAGCATATTATTTCTACTGCTAAAAGATTTAATGTTTTAAAGTGTGGCCGAAGATTTGGCAAAACATCTTTAGCGGAAGAATTGATAATTGACCCAGCATTGGATGGTTTTCCGGTTGCGTATTATGCTCCAACCTATAAAGATTTGGAAGAGTTTTGGACTGTCATTAAATCAATTGTTCACGATATCATTAAGAGCAAATCAGAACAATTAAAACAAATTAGATTGATTGGTGGAGGTGTGATTGATATGTGGTCAATGGATGATCCAGATTCTGGCAGAGGCAGAAAATATAAACGTGTTGTTGTGGATGAGTGCGAAAAGGCATCGCACTTGCAAACGGCCTGGAACGGAACAATAAGAGCAACGTTGACCGATTTCAAAGGAGATGCTTGGTTTCTATCAACACCGCAATTCGGCAAAACTTATTTTAAAGAATTGCATTCACGTGCGAGTAATGATAAGTTTGAACACGAATGGCAATCGTGGAAATTTAGCACCTACGATAATCCATTTATTGATGCAAATGAAATAGAAAGCGCAAAGCTTACAACCGATCCATTGTTTTTTTTATGTGAGTACATGGCCGAAGATGTTAGCGTTGGGTCTATGTTATGGGCATATGCCTACGATTCAAATAAACACATTGCTGATTTTGAACTCAACCCGGCACGAGAAACTATTTTAAGTTTCGATTTTAACCGAAACCCAATGACATGTTCGGTTGTGCAAACTGACAGGTATAACTCGATTGATATTTACGAAACCATTAAGATTCCTAATTCAGACATTTATCAAATGTGTGAATACATTAAAAATGTTTATGGCAATAGATTATTTATCGTTACTGGCGATGCTTCAGGCAAATCGGGAAGCGCAATGGTAGCTGATAACCTCAACTATTACAAAATAATATCAACACAACTAAACTTAAATATGCGACAATTTCAAGTGCCTACTATTAATCCAAAAATTGCGGAGAATAGAGTGCTTGTCAATTCATTATTAAGCCGAGGCAATGTCCGATTAAATCGAAATAAAACCAAAGCACTTCAATTCGATTTGGATAATGTGTCGGTACTTGCGGATGGGACTATGAAAAAGCATGACCGAAATGATCCTGCCCAACAAGCGGATGCATTAGATACGTTTCGTTATGCTTGCAATGTTTTTTTAAATAATTTTATTACAACCTAAACAAATATTATTACATTTGCATTATGTATTCGGTTATAATTCCAACACTTTGGCGCAGCAATAGAACGTTACGATTAATATCGGAGCTTGTGCAATGCGATAAGGTTGGAGAGGTTATAATAATTGATAACAATCAAGGACACATTGCTGATGGTGGTAAGGTTAAAATATTATCAAATGGAAAAAACAATTACGTTAATCCAAGTTGGAATATGGGAGTACACGTTGCTTCCAATTCACTTATCGCGATTTGCAACGATGATATCAACTTTTCTGCCAGCAAGATGTTTGAATTAGAACCAGACTATGGCGATATTTTTGGCATTGGTTCATCTTGTTATGATTGCGAATTTGAATTTGATTACCCAACTGTTTCGCCAATAAATTCACGAGGTCACGGATGGGGATGTTTGATGCTTATGAGGAATGAGGACTTTTTGCCTGTCCCAAGTAACATGCGTGTAAGTTATGGCGATGACTGGTTATTTAAGAACGCAATGAATAGATACAACATAAATGGCATAAGAGTATCGACCGAAATGAGTACAACATCACGCGAGGCAGAGTTTATAGCTATTGCGGAAGAAGATAGCAAAATATGGCACACTTTGAACAAATAGAATGGTGTAACCTGATTAAGGTTGCACACCCGGAATACTTCGTTGGAGTTAGTGTTCTTGATGTTGGATCGTTAGACATTAACGGCAACAATCGTTACTTATTTTATCATTGCGACATTACCGGTATTGACATTGGTGAAGGTGCGAATGTTGATGAGGTATGTAGTGGTCACGAATATAAGAGTAAAACAAAGTTTGATGTGGTCATAAGTACAGAGTGTTTTGAACACGATGCCAATTATGGCGAAACTTTGAGAAATATTTGCAATAAGCTTTTAAAAAAAGGCGGTCTATTTATATTTACTTGCGCCACCGATGGAAGACCCGAACATGGCACAAAACGTACATCGCCAAAGGATAGTCCGTACACAACTGATTACTATAAAAACCTAACCGAGGCCGATATTCGCGCAGAGGTTGACATTGATAAGATATTCACACAATATAAGTTTAAGTCACGCACAACGTTTCCTCAAGACTTATATTTTTATGGCATCAAAAAATGATTTGTTCAACACATTACACGCAGTCAGTAAGTGGTTGCGTAAGTGACCTTAATTTCACTATACCTGGTATCACATCTGCTAACGATTGGACTGTTAGATTTACTTTTCAATCAGGGGCATCAGTACAACAACCAATTATTTTCAATGGATATACTGATGAGTTTACCATTAGTAATGAAAACTATTGGCACATCGGCACAGGAGAGGTTGTGTTTGAGTTTTTTAACGATGAGGTCAATTGTGCTTCATTTGAGTTTACCCATTGCGATGCTACCTACAATGGAATAAACATTGATTTTATTAACATTCAAACAGAAAATGATTATGTCATTATTCCATGCACTTGCCCTGAATAGCCTTGTAATTATTGGTGTTCATTTATTAACGAGAGTTGGTATGTTGCTATATCCTTTTGTCAATGATGATTGGCATGAATACATTCGCAAACCATTGTATGACTGCCCACCTTGTATGGCTTCGGTGTGGGGTATTGCTGGTTGGTTTTACTTTGCACCAGATGTCAATATAATTATTTATTTACTTGCCTTATGCGGACTCAATGGTTTGCTATCAGCGATATTATACATTACATGGGAACACACGAACGAATAACGGCAGCCGGTTGGGTTTTTAAACGCGAAAGTTGTGGTTGTGGAGGTGCAGAGAAAAAGCGTTACTATGTTAAGGAAAGTGACCAATTAGTATTTTATACACGAACGAAAAAAATAACTATAAACAATGTTATCAAAGATATTCAAGAAATCTAAACCAACTTATAAAACAGATTATGCGTTGGAATTTGCGTTTAAATGTGGCGATGTTGACTACTTTGAGTTTGTAGATAAAAACAATTTACCTTACGAACGTGGCCTTGAAGCTCTGACATTTTATCAAGAAATGCAGAATGGAGTTACTAACGATTACATCAAGGCTTATAATGCAAAGATGAATCAACTGTTATCCGATCCCAAGAAAATCAACCTCAACGAAATTATAAAGTTGCAATCACGATTTGAAGAACGTTGCAACTATATCGTTAGTAAAGAAATAATTTACAAAGTTGCTTCAGTTGCATTTGTTGATAAGAATGAACCATTAACACGTTATGACTTTAAGGCCAACGAAAAAAAGATTAAGAACTGGAAAGAAAACGCGGGCGATAGTTTTTTTTTGTCAATGCCAATAAAGAAATTAATTCCGTTTTTGCAACAATCAGAACACACTTCTCTGATGTATTTGAACGTGGTGGAAAAAATAGAGAAGATACAACAGGATATTCTTTTATTGCAAACATTAGAGATGGAATTGCAAGCCGAGAACGATTGAAAATAACAGTGCTAAAATATTTACCAGCGAATTATCCAATAAATTTATTATCTTTGTACGATTTCTTTTTCTTTGCTAATGAAGCAAAGAAGACACCACCTAAACCACAACAAACCAAGCGTTAGTGGAAAATGTAATAATAAAATTTGTTGCCGACACATCTGGTCTTGAACCTGCGATTAAACAGTTGCAATTATTAGGAAAAATTAGTGAGGAAGATGCAGCCAAGTTTAATCAGATAAATCAAGAGCAAAAAGAGTTCATTCAAAATGTGAACAAGTCAACTACTGAAATGGGCAAATTGTCTAATGAAGTAAGTGACCTGAACAAAAATATGTCGCAAAACGTTATCGGCAAGGCTGCTGCTGATTTGGAAGAGTTTACCACCAATAGCACTAATGCTATGACTGGTGCTAAAACATTAAAGGCAGAGTTAAGAGAACTGAAGCAACAAATAGCATCTGGTAATTTTACCGGAAAAGAGTTGGCTCAAATGACCAAACGTGCTGCTGAATTAACTGACCATTTAGGAGATGTCAATGAAAAAATTAAAGCTCTATCATCTGACACCAAGAGAATAGATGCTATGGTTGGTGCAATGAAAGGAGTAGCAGCAGCAGCATCAATAGCAGCAGGTGCAACTGCTTTGTTCGGAACTGAAAACAAACAAATGGCCGAGGCAGCTCAAAAGGCACAAGCAGCAATGGCATTGTTAGCAGGTGTTCAAGAGATAGCAGCATTAGTAACATCTGAAAATGCAACAAAGACATTGTTTTTAGATGGCGCACAGAAGCTTGCTACGGCAAGCAGTAGAGTGTTAGGTGTGACTATTACCACATCAATGGCAGCAGCTACTATGGGTTTGACAATAGTTATAGCTGCTATTGCTGCAATGGTTGTATCAATGCAAGATGCAGAAGATGAAGGTGCAAGAATAACCGCGACACAAGCCGATAGAAATAAGAATTTAGAACAAGCAAGTTTAGACCATGTTGAAAATATAATTAAAGCCAAAAAAGATGGTTTAGATAAAGAACTTGAATTGCAAACTTATTACGATAGCAATGCACGTGCTGAAATAAGAAGACAGTTAAGAGATAGAGAAATTGATGATGATACTGCAAAAATTAAATTTGCTGATCAAGAATTAGTGCATCAAAAAAACCTTTCAGATATTAGACAAAAGTATGCAGATGATGAAAAAAAGATTAGAGAAAAAGCTAAAGCAGATGCAGATAAAATAGCAGAGGAAGCACGTAAAAAAGCGGAGGCAGATGCAGAAGCACGTGCTAAACTTTTAGCAGATTTAACGCAACAACTGCAACAAAATATGATTAGGCAAGAAGCAATTCAAACCGAATATTTTAAAAGCGTTGATGAGATTGATGCGATGTATGCTGAACTTTCACAAGATAGAAGATTTACAACATCAGAGCAAATTTATGCAGAAATTGAAAAACGATTAGAAGCCGAAGAACAAGCAGCCATAAAAAGGGCGCAAATTGATATGGCAGCAAATCAACAATTAAAGCAAAATTATTACGCACAAACCGACATACAAATTCAGTTTAAAAAAACACAAGCAGAAGTTGATGCTGAATATGAAAAAATTGCACAAGAAGGTAGGCTTACAACATCGGCTCAAATTTATGCGGAGATAGCAAAGCGTTATCAGGCAGAAGTTGATGCAACTAAAAAATCAATTGAATTAGAAAAACAAAAAGCAGCATTTGTAATTGATCAAGCACGTGTAATTACTGATACTATATTTACAATAAATGAGCAAAATAGACAAGCAGAATTTGATGCACAAATGTCAAGACTTGATGAAGGCCGTGAACGTGAACTGGATAACAAGAATTTAACTGAAGCACAACGATTGCAGATTGAAAAACGTTACAGTCAAGAAGCAGCAAAGTTAAAGAGACAAGCATGGGAGCAACAAAAATCAGCGGATTTAGCACAAGCAATTATTAATGGTGCGCTTGCAGTTAGTAGAGCTTGGACTTTAGGATTACCAGCAGCCATACCAGCAGCTATTGCAGCAGGTGTAGCAACGGCAGCACAAGTCGCAATAATTTCTAATACAAAACCACCAAAATTTGCGGATGGAACTGAATTTTTAGTTGGTGCAGGTACAGGTAGAAGTGATAATAATCTTGCATATTTATCACACGGAGAACGTGTTGTGCCTGCATCGGTAAATAGTGATTACTTTCCGGCATTATCAGCAATACATAACAGAGAAGTTGAGCCTACATTTGCAAACAATATCTTAACTGCATTGGCTGATGGTACATTTAATCTTGCATCACAATACCATCAATCTCAAGGGCAAAATAAACCATCAATGGACATTGAAAAACTTGGCAAAGTGTTAGAGCGCAATAAGTCCAACGTGAACATAAACATTGATGAGAATGGCTTTAACAAGTATGTTGAGAAGATGAGCAGCAAAACTGAATTTAGAAACGCTAAACTTCGCATAAAAGTATGATTTGGCAATTTAGATTAATAGACATAACCAATATGTCCGTAATAGTTGATGAGCCAATAGGATGGGATGGCATTGCGTGTAATTTTACACGCAATATGATGCATCACGGCATATTTACTAACGTAACTACAAACTCATTTGAATGGGTGGATGATGCCTACGATTTGTTGTATGCAGAGTATCAAACGAATGGAGCTAACGGAACGATGGAGTTGTTAATTGAATATGAGTGTGCAGATGGCGATGGCTATACTACTTATTTTCAAGGCAAATTTGATTTCAATACATTTGAAAGGCAATGTTTAGATTATTGCTTTATTAAATGCGATGTAAGCGCAACAAAATGCACAGATATATTTTTATCACGCATGGGTCAAGATGTTGACATTTTAAGTACGCAAAACTTTGATGGCGATGCGATAAGTCCAATGAGTTATACTACATTGAATATTGAGGGTCAAGATATATTTTTGCAGAATACTGCAAACAATAACGATGGAGCAAATTGGAGTGGTCATCATGATGATCCTGTTGGGTTATCACCTGATGAAAGATATTACTATTTTCCAGTTTATTTGCCCAATAATCCAATCATGGAATTTGGCAATAGCAACATTTCAAATGTATCTCCATCCCTTGTTTATATTAATGATGCACAATCTAATATAATAGTTTGGCCAATGTTACCCATTCAATATTTGGGATATCAAAATTTATCATTTTACGAGGCTACAATATCTGAAAATCTTATAAATACAATAGATGTTACATGGAGATGCAAAGGTACAATGACAATCACTTGCAGTTATAACGCAAACTTTGCAATTTATATTTTTGCAGAAAAAGCATCAAACTTTGCATTTTTGACAGATTTAGGAAGCACAACAATTGCTACTGGTTCATTAACTGCATTTACACCTTTAGTTATATCTTTTGATGAATCATTTACAGGAACAGTCACAAACCCAACATTTGTATTACAACAATTAAGTTATTATTTTAATATAGATATTGTAAAATTAACAACAACTGGAGGTGTTGATACATTCGATGTAAGTGTCGATTATGATGCAGGTGGTGTTAACTATTTTAATATGGAAACTAATAGTAGTAACCCTGCATCTGTTACGCAATCAGTTCCATTGCCTGACTTGTTAGAGTTCTTACCGACTGCATATTATTCAAATGAATGTCCAGCGGTAACAATTGAGAGTGAGCTTCGTGATTGTCTTAATAGATATTCAATAACTAAAGGATCATTTATTCGCCAGGTAACAGAACCGAGTGTTCCGCAACTATTTACAAGTTTTGAATTTATGATTGAAAACTGCCGAAAGATATTTAATATTGGATGGGGTTTTGATAATAATGAAACAGATTTAATTATTGGCCGAATTGATGAATTTTATAAATCAACAATAGTTGCTGATGTTGGCTTGGTTAACAAAGCTACATTTACAAATGCTAAAGATTTGATTTACGGAACGATTAACGTAGGTTATAACAAGTGGGAAGCCGAGGAGTATAATGGACTTGATGAGATGAATACAGAGCGACAATATCGAAGAAATATAAATAGTAATCCATCAGAGTTAGACCTAATGGCCGACATCATTAGTGCCGGTTATACGATTGAGGTAACACGTAGAAAAAACCAAGCCGAAACTGGCACAAGTGATTGGAGATATGATGATGATATATTTATTATTAATTCAGAAACGATTGATGGTTTTTTATACGCAATAAGAGGTATTGATAATGGAGCTGCAAACATCTATTCACCATCAACACGAATGAATTACGTATTGACACCGGTAAGAAACTTGTTGAGGTGGTTTAAGTCATTGGCTGGAGCATCTCCAACAGTTGCTAATGAGTCGCAAATATTCACAAGTGGAACAGGTAATTACATTGCAGAAGGTGAAATGACTGCGACTTGTCAAATAGAAAATCAACCTATTGCGGAAAACGTGACCATAAGCACCGCAATAATGGGCGATGTGTATTATGAAACTCCGATATGGAAAACAATTTATGCAACATTTGAAGCACCTTTATCAATGGTGCAATTTGAAGCGATAAAAACAAACGTGTATGGTGCAATTAGATTTCGTTGTGGGAATGATTTATACCTTGGAAACATTGTAACATTAAGCCATGAACCAAACACCGGACTTGCAACATTTAAACTTTTATTAAGAAGATAATGCCAGTATCAATATTAAATATCCCAAATAGTTTTGTAACATTTTATGACCTTGGAACAGATGTCGGGCGAAGTGAATATATTACCGATACAGATTGCGGAATTCAGAAGGACTTTTGCTATCCGATTTATGAGGTTGGCGATGTGGCTTTTCAAACTCAAATAGTATCGAGTGGTGTTATAAGCTCCATAACAGTTTTTAAAGTTATGGCGGATGGAACAAGTGTAACTTTAAATGATGTAATAATAAGCATTGTAAGTAATGGAACTCAAAGTGGAGTGCCGATTTATAACATTTATTTTTCTTTTGTGTTATCTAATTTACTTGATAATACTTTCGATGGAGATTGTTTTACTTTAAAATTAGATGTTGATGTTCCAGATGTAAGAACACCTACGTTTATATCGAATCAATGCTTTAAAAAAATTAACGATAAATGTTTGACAACTAAACTACAATATTTTAATAATGAAAACGCATTTGGTTTTCTCTATAGAACCGCAGTTGTTGTTATTAATCCACCACCTGCACCACCATTGCTAATACCAACAACAAACTATATTCGCTTACCATTGTATCTAAAAGAACCAATAATAAGCAGCACAAAAAATGTTTATGTCCGTAGTGATGGAAGCCGTAAATTGTTATCTGCAAGGTTAGCAAAAAAATACAAAGCATTTGTTGACAATGTAACAGAGGAAGCTCATCAAAATATTGTTGTTGCTTTAAATCATGATCAAATAACTTTGACACCAGAAAACTTAACAAATGGTATTCAGGTAAGATTTGAAGATGAATACAACAATAATTTTCCAGAAATTATGCAGAACGTATCTATTTGGTCGGCGGATTTTAGTATCTTTGAAACGCCATTTAACAATTTCAATTCAAACTGTTTATAATGAAAACTGGAATACTAATAATAGCAGTAGGTGCAAAGGGTTATGGACAATTAGCAGGTTCATTGGCAGCTTCATTACGTGCAAATAATGTTACATTGCCAATATGTTTAGCGCATCAAAAGGACACAATTACGCGACTTGATGAACAATATTTGAGTTTGTTTACCGACTTTGTTTTGATTGATGATAAACACATAACTTTAAATGACAATGTTGAGTGTTACATCAAAGCAAAGGCACACATGGATGAGTTAACACCATATGACTACACATTGTTTTTAGATGCAGATGTGCTTGCGTTAAATAATGGCACTATCAATGCAGAGATTGAAAAATTAAAAGACATTGACTTTACAATCAAAAATAAAGGACTTAATAAAACTGTATCTATCTGGGCGGATATGCATGAGGTTGTTAAAGTTTATGAACTTGAAGATAAAGATGTTTACGAAATACATTCCGAGTTTATATGGTGGAAAAAAGGCCACCCTGCAATGGTAAAATGGGCGGAAAACTTTGAGAATTTAAAAGTTAAACCAACTAATTTCGCTGGTTGCGTTGCCGATGAATTACCATTGTTTATTTCAATGGCACAAACGAATACCAAACCGCACATAGATAATTACAATCCCATTTATTGGTTTAATCAGAACAATAGACAACAGAAAAGAATTAAGGATATGAAAGAGGAAGGATATTGTGGTTTAAGCATTGGAGGTAATGCAATTCCAACTGTACAACGCGAAGCCTACGATGTATTAGTTACGATTTATGCAAAGATTTTAAATTTGCGACAAACATTTAAAGCGCAACCAAAAAGAAAATGGCTTGCAAATAGAACACATTTATAATGGATAAAAAATTCCCTATTATTGATGCCGGAATTGTTACGGAAATCATTAGACATCCACACATTGAGAGTGAAGAATATGAACAATTTTTAATTTATTCGGATGATGAATATCCGCATAAATTAATTGATGAAAATAGACCTAATGAACATAACATTGCAAAGGAATATCGCAAGAAAACATATCAGCCAGTATTCAGCGAAGTGTTTGACCGAGTGTTAAATTCTTTAAATAAAATACAACGTGCAGATGGGTTTATGTTGAAATTCCCTGACCAATCTGAATTTACTAAAATAAGCAAGGATGAAAAGTTAGATGTATATCTTAACTATAATTTTACTGCATCAAAATCTCTATTTAACTGGACTTTTCAAGTTGGTTTAAAACAAGCCGTAATAGATGTTAATGCCGTTATTATCTTATGGAATGAAGAAGAAGTATCAGACACAGAGTATACTAAACCTACACCATACATCATAAATAGTGACCGCATTATTTATTCGTATGAAGGCAACTCAATTGTATACAAAGATGATGATGACCGCAATGTCTATTATTCAGTTGATAAGTATAGTTGGAATAAATATAAACGTGATTACAGAACAAACAAGTATGTGTTAATTGAGCAATCAATTCATAACCTTGGAATATTTCCTGGCTTTACTATTGGTGGAATTGTTGAGGAAGAAGAGGAGCTTGGCCGAGAATATCAATCTGTATTTCGTGCAATGTTGCCATGGCTTAACGTGGCAACTATCGAGTTTAGCGACTTACGTGCAGAGATAACGCAGCACATACATTCAACTGTTTGGATTTATCAGGATGAACAATGTCCAACTTGCAATGGTAATGGATGGTTAATGCGAGAAAACGAACGTGTGCCATGTACAAATAGCAGATGCAGTAATGGTCAGATACCATTATCTCCTTATGAAACATTGAGAGTTAGACCTGCGAAGACATCTATGGGAGAAGTGCCAGCACCTACACCACCGATGGGTTACATCCAAAAGCAGCCAGAGATAGCCGAGTTGCAAGATAAACGTATCAATGAGATGCGTTATCGTGCTTTGGCTGCGGTAAATATGCAATTTTTAGAAAGCGCACCTGCTGCTCAAAGTGGTGTTGCAAAGGCTTACGATCGGGATGAAACTAATAACACATTTTATGCCGTTGCAACAAATTTGGCATTGATGATGGAACGCATATCTTTTTTAGTTGCAAAATGGAGATATGGTAACCTATATGATGATAGTGATTTAAAACGTATGTGTCCGATTTGCATCGTTCCTAATACATTTGATGTGTTAGGTTCTCAAACCATCGTAGAAGAGATAAAAGCAGCCAAGGATAGCACGTTGAATGATGCGGTGTTAAGTGAGATGGAGCTTGAGTTTATTAAAAAACGATTTCCAAATGATATTCAAATGCAAAATAAATTACGCAATGCATTTGAACTTGATCCTGCATCAGGCAAAACTGATGAAGAAAAAGCTTTATTAGTTAGCAGTAGATTGATGTCAAAATTAGATGCTATAATAAGCACTTATATTTTTGATTTTGTTGATCGTGCCATTGCCGAAAATAAGGATTTTATAAATCAAACCAAGGCGCAGAAGTATGCTATTTTGGAACAATATGCAACAGAGAAATTAAAGAATATTGAGGTTAAAGATTCAATTGTAAACAAGATATTTAATATTTCAGATGCACAAGTATCTACTGGCAATGCACCATCTCCAGCAGATTTAAAATATACAGTTGGAGGTTTAACCGGGATTATCGAAATCGTTAAAGCGGTAAGTAGTGGTGTATACGATTTAGAAGCAGCAATTCAAATGGTTATGGATAGATTTGGATTGACCTATGAGCAGGCAAAAGCACAAATAGGAACACCAAAAATTATAACATCTGAAGAACAATTGAATAAAATAACACAATTGACTTAATGGCCGTTGGCAATAAAGAAATACAAAAAGTATTAAATGCCGTTGATAATGGGTTGATTGACTTTAATGAGGCAATACCTGCTATTCAAGAGCAGATTTATCGCAGGTTGTTGCGCTTTCAAAAAGAGCTGATTGTTCAAGGAGATACTATCACGAATAGTGTTAAGAATATTCAGTTGTTATCAAGTTTAAAAAGTGATTTAGAATACATTATTCTTAACGATACAGACTATCTTGAAAGTGTAACAAAACTTGGCAAGTTGTATGAGAAAGTTGACACGTTAAATTACTCATATTTTAAGGCACTTGAAAAAAAGTTTAAGCCACCAAAAGTTATGGATGCTATTCGCAAGCAATCGGTTTCGATACTTGTAGATAGCTTGACCGAGAGTGGATTGAACACAGAGTTAATTACACCCATACGCGAAATGATTACTGCGTATACAACAACTGGTGGCAGTTATTCAAAGATGACCAAAGAGTTGAATAATTACATTAACGGAACACCAGAGATTGATGGCGCATTGGTCAAGTACACTAAACAAATTGCAACCGATTCAATAAATCAATACACGGCAACAGTTAATAGTGTACTTGCATCTGATTTGGGGTGGGAGTGGTTTCGTTATGTCGGCAGTAACATTAAAACAACACGCACATTTTGTAAAGCTTTAACTAAAAAACAATATTACCACATTAGCGAATTGCCTCAAATTATCAAGGGTAACTTTGAAGAATTTAAAGCAATGAATGGACAAATTTATGATCGTACTAATTTGCCACAAGGGATGATTGAAGATACTAATACAAGTAATTTTCAAGTTTATCGCGGTGGTTATAATTGTGGTCATCAGGCATATCCAATACCAAAAATATTAGTACCAAAGAACATTATCAATTCACTAAATAAATAAACAAATGGAAACAAATCCGACACAAACACCAATTAAAAAGTTTAAATTATTATTAATTACTGACACAAGAGGCATTCAAAAACATGTGCCATTTAACAAAGCAAACAAAGATTACTACATTGCTTACAAGTCAACATTGACAAAGGATAAGCGCGAAAAGTATTTGATTGAAGAAGTTGATTTATCAATTGAAGAAGCAGCAGCAATTGGAATTGCCGAAGCCTATTCAGAGTTATATCCGGTACAACGCAAACAACAATCAAATCAATCAAATGACATTGTTGCTATGTTGCTAAAACAAAATCAAGAGCTTGCAGAGCGATTAGCAGTTATTGAATCAGTTAAAAAAGGAGGAAAAAATGGCTAAAACAAGACCATCAAAACCACGTGGCGGTTGCTGCGGAGGAAGTCGATAATTATTAATTTTTAAAACAAAAACAACATGGCATTATTAGCTGAAATATTAGAACAATTATTGCCGAAAATCGGCATCCATCAAGGTACTGAAGAGTTCAATTTAATAGTACAAAATAAAGGAGTAGCATTTGAAGTACCAGACAAGGTAAGAGAAGCATTACCAACATTGCTTACAATAGATGAAGCAAAGCATAACCCATTATTAAAAGCACATTACTACGGCAATGCTCTTGATCCATTCAATAAAAAAGTTGAAACGTGGTTAACAGATAACGGAGTAAGTGAAGATGAAGCAAAAGCTATTAGCGAAAATAAAAATACATTTGAAAAGATTGAGAAAGCCATCGCTGCGATAGCAGCAAACAAGCCTCAAACAAAAACAAATGATGCTGAACTAAAGCAAAAAATTAATGAGCTAAATCAAATGCTTTCGCAACAATCTCGCGAACGTGATGAAGCGGTAAATAGTGTAAGAAATGAGTATGAGCATAGATTTACGGAACAAGAAATCGATGCAATTATTAGTTCTAAACCATTGCCTGGTCAGTTTGATAATGAAGTTGAGCGAAAGATTGCACGTGAATTTTTAAATAAAAAACTTGCAGAAAAAAATGCATCTATAAAAAGAATTGATGGAAAATTAAAATTAGTTGCAAAAGATGATGAAAAAATGTTTATCTTTGACAACGGAAAGGAACTCGACCTGGACTCTCTCACGAACATGGCTTTGGCCGACAATAAGTTTATTAAAGTAAATGGTAATGGTAGCACAACACCGCCAAAACCGACACAAGGAGGCACACCTCCAAAACTTAATAACGCTGCGAATAACGCAATGGCTGATTTAGATAAAGCACTTGAAGGCTTTAATTAATTTCGCAGCACAAAAAAACAAAATAAAATGGCTTTAGGATATTGCCCTGCGATGTTAATGCACATGAAATATGTGATTGGACAAAACGCACCAGAACACAAAATCACTCCGAGTGGTTTATTACGTGCAACTTTAGAAAAAGGCGCACAAGCGACACCTGTACAAGATGCGCTATCATTAAGTAATACTGCTGGTCACATTAAAGACTTGAGATTAAAGTATTACAATCGTACCATCCCTGCACAAATGTCAACAAGCGATAATTGCGATGTTGATTTAGTTCAGGCTTATGATGAAATGACAATTGATACTACTTCAATTGTAAAGTTTGGATTGCATTTTGATGATGCTACAATCGCACGTTATTGCGATGAGGCTTCTGCTTCAGTTCAAATTGGTTCAGCACCTACTCCATTTATGCAAGAGCATTTAGCAGGCTTAATGGCTGCAATGAATGGTTTTGTTGGTAAGATTGACCAAACATTATTAGGTCAAATTACTTGGGGAACAAATGCCGTAACTGGTAACAATACTGCGGTAACTGTTAACTTCAACGATGACAACACAGTAAATTCATTTGCTGAAGGATGGACAAAAGTATTGTCAGATTACACAGTAAATGAAGGCCAAGGTAGACCGATTGTAATTGGTAGTGGTTTAGTTAATAGTGCAATGATACAAGCAGCTAATGGTGCTATGACTCAATATGCACAATTAAACAATAACGCTGCTGCTGGTAACATTGATTGGTATCATGACCTTTATGCTACATCAGCATGGGGATCAAATCAATTTGGTGTATTTATGCCGGGTACTTTTGGTTTGGTTGAATTAGACAGATACAGAGGTTTTAGAGCAAAGAAGTTAGGAACTTCAACGTTTTGGAACATGGCCGTACCTGTTGATTTACCAGGTGCTGATGGTTTATTGGGTATGCTTAACATCGACTTCCAATTAAAAGAAATCGATTGCCCACAAGAAACAACAGTTGGATATTCAGAAACTACACTTGGAGCAGGTTACTCATTAATTATGAGCAAACGTTTTGCATTGTGGCAAGTACCAAGTGATGCATTCTTATCTGCTGATCGCTTAACTGGCAACAATGGTTCATTACGTTATACTGCAACAAACGTTTAACGAATGGCCTGCTTACAAGGATTAATAAAACTTGCAGGTTGCCAAATTACCGAGGTGTCGGAGGCTGTTTATTC